CAACTGTAGCAGAAATAAAACCAATTCCTCCAAAGAAATTTAACATGTACGGAGACTATTAATATGTATAATTAAACTAATATTATGAATAGGGAATTTTATAAAATGCAGAAAGTAGCTGGTTTAATTACTGAAAGCCAGTATAGAGAATTAGCTGAAGAAGATGCTAAAGTAATGGCTACCGCTGAAAAAATTGAGGATAAAGTAGAATCAGATCCATCAATAGAAGCAATGGTTGATAAACTTTCAGATGAAGAAAAAGCTAATCTTCAATCAGCATTAGCTAAATTAGGTATAACGCCTAATACATCTATTGAAACTGCAGTCGATAAGATTGAACCTAAAATTCAAAGTGTTATAGCTGAGATTGATGAAGCTTTAAGTCCAAAAGATAAAATAGCTAAAGTTTCTGGTACTTTAGGAAAAGTTTTATATGCTTCAAACCTTGTTCCTTTTATGAATATGTTTTTAATGAAAGCAATATTTAATGATATGCCTGGTAATGTAGCATTTCTTTCTGGTCTTGGTCTTACTGCTGGTGTTGGTGCTGCTTTAATTGGTTTGTCTAAAATATTAGAATTAGGTAAAAAATATTAATTAATAAAGCATATAATAATGAATAAAGAATTTTTAAAAATGCAAAAAATTGCTGGTTTGATTACTGAAAACCAAGTAAAAGAAACAATGGATAATGATGAATATCCTAGTCTTGACCAAGAAACATACATGGATTTTTTAAATGCGTGTTTTGAATGTTTCGACAATGGCGCTAATGCTTATGATGATAGCACTTGGACTGATGATGAAAGAGACTTAGCACAAAATCTGGCTAATGTTTTAGGGAGAGCAGGAATTGATATTGCATAATTATGAAAATATCTGAGTTAAAACAAATTATCAAGGAAGAAATCATTAAAGTATTAACTGAAAATGAAAGTAAACCAACTTACAAGTCTACAGTAGATTGGTATTATGTTACTGATGCAGCTCATAAAAGTGGAGCAGCAATAGCTCATGATCCTAAGTATGATGCTCCTAAAGGAGATATATATATTGAAAAAGGAACTGTAGGGTATAAAGATGGTGATGAATTTAGAGATGAAGATGGTAACACTGTTGAATTTAAAGCTGAATACTTTGAAAAAATATCTAAGTAATCTTTAAAAACATATTATATTAAAATTTGGCCTTCGGGCCATTTTTTATTATATTTGGTTATATGAAAGAAAATAGTTTATTTGTAGAAAAATATCGTTCTAAAACATTAGACGAGTATGTTGGTAATGAACAGTTAAAACAAATTGTTCATCAATATCTAAAAAACAATGACTTACAAAATTTATTATTGTATGGAACACCTGGTACAGGTAAAACAACATTAGCTAAATTAATTGTAAATAATTTTGATTGTGATTATCTTTACATTAATGCTTCAGATGAAAGAGGTATTGATACAATTAGAGATAAAGTTCAAGGTTTTGCTTCAAGCGCTTCATTTAAACCTATCAAAATCATTATTTTAGATGAAGCAGATTTCTTAACTATTCAAGCACAAGCATCGCTTAGGAATATTATTGAAACATATTCTCGTACTACACGTTTTATTCTAACATGTAATTATCTTGAACGAATAATTGATCCACTTCAATCTCGTTGCCAGGTATTAAAAATTACTCCTCCATCTAAAAAAGAGGTAGCACAACATATATCTACTATTTTAGATCAAGAAAGTATTAACTATGAACTAGGAGACTTAGCATTAGTAGTTAATAAACACTATCCTGATATTAGAAAAATACTAAACACTTGTCAAGTAAATAATGTTGAAGGTACTCTTAAAATAGATAAAACAGTACTAGCATCAAACAGTTATAAAGATGGAGTATTAAAGGAACTTAAATCACCATCTAAATCTAGTTTTAAAAACATTAGACAAATACTTGCTGATAGTAATTTGGATGATTTTGAAGAGATTTATAGATTCCTATATGATAATTTAGATGAGTATGGTAATAATGATCTATCAAAAGCAATGATTGTCATTGAAATAGAAAGCTATATGTACCATGCTAACTTTAGAATTGATAAAGAAATCAATGTAATGGCTTTATTAGCCTCAATTTTAAAAATAATAAACAATAAATAAAGTTATGAGTGAACCAAAACAACTTAATGTCAATGTAGACTTTAAACAAACCCAACCTATTACTTCACCTGAAGGAAATCATGTATTTGCTGAGGGAGTAATTTTACGTAAGGTATCTAAGTTTTTAACTGGGACAACAGAAGATTCTATTATGCCTATTCCATGTTTCTATGATGTAGTGACTGGAAAAGTATTAGTAGAGTTGTTACCTAAAGAAGTTAGAGAAGAATATGACAATATTTGATTGGTTAAAGGAGATTACCTATAATAAATCAAAATGGGAATCATTTACTGAGGAAGATAAAGAGTCATTTAATTGCTATATGATTCATCGTTTACTCAGTATGAATCCTGAGTACATAGAGTTTGTGAATTTAGTGCAGACTTTTCCATATTCTGATAAAGAGAAAACGTATAATATATATTTATATATGATACCCAAAAATAATATGTTCTTTAAATACATCAAATCCTCTACAAAGAAAAAGCAAGAAGCATTGCTTAAACACATTGCTAACTATTTTGAGTGCTCACTAGGTGAGGCAGAGGAGTATATTGACATATTAAGAGAATCAGGTGTGAAAAGTATCCTAACTAAATTAGGTGTTGAAGAGAAAGAACAAAAAAAGTTATTAAAAAATGGATAGTATAGTTTCATCAATAATCAAGCAGTTCGAAGAACGAAGTGCAGCAGGTAAAGCGAAATATGGTACTGATTTAGATAGAACTGATCTAACATTGTTAGAATGGATCGAGCATGCCAAACAAGAACATATGGATGCTATCCTATATCTTGAAAAGATCAAACAACAATTCCTCCAAGAAAACAAATTGTGAGTAACAAAGTACCATCGATAGTTAAGACTATCAGGAGTTATACTCCTCAAGAGATAAATTATGCTTATCATAAGACTATCTCTTATAGCCAGTTTTCTGTTTATAAAGAATGTCCTCACAAATGGGAACTACAATATAAAGACGGATTACAGGAGTATAAACCAACCATCCATACTGTGTTTGGGACTGCAATGCATGAAGTACTCCAAAATCACTTAACAGTGATGTTTGAGGAAAGTGCTGCTGCAGCTGATAGAATTAATATTGAGGAACAGTTTGAGGAGACATTTCGTAAGGTGTATCTAGACGAGTACAAGAAAAATAAAAGTACTCACTTTAGTGGTGCCGTTGAGATGAGAGAATTCTATGAAGACGGATTGAACATACTCAGTCAATTCAAAAAGAAACGAGGTCAATACTTTAGTAAGAAAGGATGGAGTTTAGTTAAGGTTGAGTTACCAATTGTGATGACGCCTAATAACGCGTTTAAAAACGTTTTATTCAAGGGCTTCATCGACTTGGTATTATATCACGAACCCACAAGTACATTTAAGATAATCGACTTTAAGACGTCTACTCGAGGATGGAATGATGAGACTAAAAAGGATGAAGGTAAACAATTCCAATTAATACTATATAAGTATTTCTTTAGTCAACAGTTCAGTATTCCTGAAGATCAAATTGAAGTAGATTTTCTTATATTGAAAAGAAAAATTTGGGAAGAAAGTGAGTTTCCTCAAAGTCGTCTTCAAGAATACACTCCTCCAAGTGGTAAAATTAAAATAAAGAAAGCTGTAACCGCAATTAATAACTTTCTTGAACAATGTTTTAACACTGATGGTTCATATAAGGACACTACCCATCCAATTACTGTAAATAAGAATTGCCAGTGGTGCCCTTATAATGACAGAAAAGATTTATGTAATAAGTAACTTTTTTGCATCTTGTATATATTTATATATAAATAAAAGCTATGAGTAAAAAAGAAATGACACTAACAAGTGTTAAAGTACAAAGCGAGTTATTTGAAGATTTTAAAATGAGTTGTGTAAAACATAAGTTCTCTTTACAGAAGCTTGTAGATCGCACAGTTCATTTATATCTTACAGATGAAGAATTTCGCAAGAACATTCACAACCACAATAATTTAAACCGATAAAAGTTATATGAATTCAAGTTTTGCTTATCTTCCTCAGAATGAGAGGAAGAAAATCTTACTAATCTGTGACGATATTAGAGTACACTCAGGTGTAGCTACAGTCGCTCGAGAATTAGTATTAAATACTGCCCAACATTTTAATTGGGTCAATGTAGGAGGTGCTATCAATCATCCTGAACAAGGTAAACGATTAGACCTATCAGCTGATACTAATACAAACACTGGGTTAACTGACAGTTCAGTTGTTTTATATCCAAGTAATGGATATGGTGATGCTAATATAATTAGACAGCTGATTAGCATAGAAAAACCAGATGCTATATTCTTAATTACAGACCCAAGATATTTTATTTGGTTATTCCAGATTGAGAATGAGATCAGAAAGAAAATGCCTATTATCTATCTTAACATTTGGGATGATTATCCGGCTCCAATGTATAATAGAGGATATTATGAGTCATGTGATGCTTTATTAGCTATCTCAAAACAAACTAAAAATATTAATGAATTAGTATTAGGTGATAAAGCTAAGAAAAAATTAATTGAATATGTTCCTCATGGATTGAATGAAGAAGTATTTAAACCACTTGATAAAAGTGATAAGGAATTAGTTGAGTTTAGAAAGAAATTATTTGGAGGTAAAGAATTTGATTTTGTTATGTTCTTTAATTCTAGAAATATTCGTCGTAAACAAATTCCTGATACAATGTTAGCATATCGTTTGTTTATTGATTCATTAACAGATGAGCAAGCAAGAAAATGTGCTTTTGTATTACACACTCAAGTAGTAGATGATAATGGTACTGACTTAGAAGCAGTAAGAGAAATGTTGTTTGGAAGTGATTCTAAATACAATATTATATTTTCTAATCAGTTATTAGACCCTAGAGGAATGAATATGTTATATAATTGTTCTGATGTTCAAATCTTATTAACTAATAATGAAGGATGGGGATTAAGTTTAACTGAAGCAATTTTAGCTGGTAACCCAATCATTGCAAACGTAACAGGTGGAATGCAAGATCAAATACGCTTTAGTAAAAAAGGTAAATGGATTGATTTTAGCGCTGATTTTCCTTCAAACCATAATGGTACAATTAAGGAGCATGGTGAATGGGCATTCCCAGTATATCCAACTAATAGATCAATTCAGGGTTCTCCATTAACACCTTATATTTGGGATGACAGATGTAATGCTGAAGATGCAGCAGAACAAATTAAAGCTGTTTATAACTTATCTAAAGAAGAAAGACAATCACGAGGATTAAAAGGTCGTGAATGGGCTTTAAGTGAAGAAGCAGGATTTACAGGTGAAAAAATGGGACAAAAAGTTATTAAAACATTAGATAAATTGTTTAAAACTTGGAAACCAAGAGAAAAATATGAGTTAGTAAACGCAAACGAAACTCAAGATAAAGTAGTACCACATAAATTAGTTTATTAATAAAAAGTTATATGAGCAAACCGTTATTTTTTATATCATGTCCTATAGATAC